AAAAAACATATCGCGCCTGGTGCCGTGCCGTTCGGCGCATTCGGGCTTGCGCTCGCGCTAATGGTGCTAGCCAACGCGCACTCCGTATTTTGGCTCGGCACGGCATCGTTTTTCTTCGGATTTAGCGGCGGAATAATCCGCCGCTTGAAATACCTGCGCCGCATGGAGTATTACAAGAAATACAGACGCAGGAGACGCAATCGTCCGACACACAGAAAACGCAGAATGCGGAGGAGGCTAAAGCATGGGACTGACTAAAAAAGACCTGCAAGAGATCAGGGGCGTTTTCAGCGACGAGATCCAGAAATTAAAGCCGCCCGCGCGACGGCGCGCGAAGGATCTTGTCAAACTCACGAAAAAGAGACTGTATGCCTATCCACTCCTAAAAATCAATATTGAGCGCTACAAGGCAGATATTGAGGACATCAAAAAAGAGGACATGGGGAAATCAAAGAGCATTGTCATGTTCTCGCCATCCTCCAAAGGCGGAGAACGTCCGACATTGGAAGAGCTGCGCGAAGCAAAAATCATGATCGTGGAGCGCAAGATCGCCCGCGACGAAAACGAGATCAAGGAAATTGACACGGCGCTGTCAACGATTCTTGACGATGAATATTATCCGATCATCGAAATGAGTTTCTTCCAGAAAATGAGCGAGGAGGACATCTGCAATACGCTCCATTGCGCGAGCACGACGCTATGGCGGAACAAGGGAAGGCTGATTGATATTATGAATGTGAGCCTCTACGGAGCAGACAGCAATGAAATTTAAGGGTGAAAAAAAGATGCAATTTACAGGGTGAAATTTTACTGCTATACTATGCACATGGGAAAAGTACGCCCGAAATGAAAGGCATCGCCGAGATGGCGGTGTCTTTTTCTATGCGCAAAAAGGAGGCTCTGCGATGGAGAATATCAAGGTGCATTGCTCCTATACGGAGCTTGTTGATCCCGAAATGCTCGTGCCGAATCCGAGGAATCCAAATCAGCACCCGAAGCGGCAGATTGAGCTACTGGCGAAAATCATCCAGACGCAAGGATGGCGAGCACCCGTTACCGTGTCGAATCGGTCGGGATTTATCGTGCGTGGTCACGGTCGCCTTGCCGCCGCTATGCTTCTTGGGTGCAAAGTACCCGTTGAGCGGCAGGATTATGCAAGCGAGGCAGAGGAATGGGCGGATCTAGTTGCGGACAACCGCATCGCAGAACTTGCCTCAATCGACACAGAAGAGATGGCGAGGCTGTTATCCGATCTGAGTGGGCTTGATATTGACATAGAACTGACAGGCTACGCTGGGAAAGCACTGGACAATCTACTTGCAGACGTTCGCGCACAGGAAGTCAGAGAAGATGATTTCGACCCAGCGAGCACAGCCGCATCAATCAAAGAACCAATTTCAAAGCGTGGCGATGTTTGGATTCTTGGGCGGCATCGACTTATGTGCGGAGACAGCACGATGGCGGCGGACGTGACAAAACTCATGGACACACAGAGCGCGGCACTGATCTTCACAGACCCGCCCTACAACGTCGATTATGAGGGACACACAAAGGAAAAGCTCAAGATCAAAAACGACAAGATGGACACGGACACATTCCGCGCATTCCTTATCGACACATTCCGCAATTTTTACAACGTGGCTTCGCCCGGAGCGGCGATCTATATCTGCCATGCAGACAGCGCAGGGAATGAATTTCGCGAGGCGATGGCGGCGGCGAACTGGACATTAAAACAGTGCTTGATCTGGGTGAAGAATCAGTTCGTCATTGGGCGGCAGGATTATCAGTGGCAGCATGAGCCGATCCTGTACGGATGGCGTACCGATGGGCGGCACAGCTTTTTCGGAGGACGAAAGCAGGGGACGGTGTTAGAGGACTTGCCTATCGTCATACAGGAACAAGAAGATCATGCGTTGATATGCGTTGCCGTCGGACTAGAACAGGTCGTAATTCGTGCGCGGGACGTGGAGGTTGTATCTCGCGCGGATGATTCCATCATGACGGCGTGGCGATTCGAGAAGCCGATTCGCAACGGCGAGCACCCGACAATGAAACCAATCGCGCTCTGTGCGCGAGCCATTCAGAACAGCAGCCGCCCGGGCGATATCGTACTTGACGGATTCGGAGGGAGCGGATCAACACTCATCGCCGCCGAGCAGACGGGGCGCAGGTGTTTTTCAATGGAGTGCGATCCCGTCTACGCCGATGTCATTGTTCGGCGGTGGGAGGAGTTCACAGGACAAAGGGCAGAGCGGATCAAGGACGGGGGAGTCAATGCAGAAGAAGGGGAAGAAAAGGATCGTAATTCCTGAGAATCAAGAGGAATTGAAAGCGCGGCGGGAAGCCGACAAGCAGATGCAAATCACGCAATCCCGTGAGGATTATCGCAAAATCACACAGGCGGGCATTGGTCAGTGGGTGAACGATTTCAAGGCGGGCAAAATTACATTCTCATCCGTTGCGGACTTGCGACAGCTTATTGAGCTGGATCTTGCCCTGCAAGAAAAGCAATAAGGAGGCGGTGATAGTACATGGCGAGTCGGCGCAGTGAAGAACGTGACCGCGCCTACGAGTTATGGAGGGCGAGCGGCGGAACAATGAAGCTCGTAGACATTGCGAATGAACTATCCGTGACTGCCTCCAAAGTCAGAAAGTGGAAAACACTCGACCAGTGGAGCATGATTGGGAAAACGCTCCCATACGAGAACAACACATCCGACGGAATAATTTTGAGTAAGGGGCGGGGTGCTCCATTAGGAAATAAAAATTCTGTTGGACATAAATCATCATCGCCGCAAAAGAACGCGAACGCCGTCACAACTGGCGAATACCAAACAATATGGGAAGATGCCATAAGCGACGAAGAGAAAGCAATACTGCGATCGGCAGATACGAATCCATTTACCGTGATTGATGAGACGATTCGACTGCTGACACTGCGAGAGCGCCGGATGCTTATCTATCTGAACGAGCTGAATGCGGCGCAAGAATTATGCGAGACGAAGGACATCTTCGAACTGCAATCAAAACCGATGATTGCGAACGTCTACGACGAGATCACAGGAGAAGTGAGCGAGATTGAAGTCTTGCAGGAGCAAAAGACGATGATCGGCAAAGTTGAGAAGCGTCAACCGCTCATCGACAGGATACTCAACATCGAGGAGGCACTGACACGCGTGCAGGAACGCAAGATCAGAGCCATCGAAACCAAGAGCCGAATGATGATGAGATGGGAAGAGGTGCGGCGCAAGGCACGACGACCACGGAGGCAATAGGTACTTCTGGCGTTTTGAACTTGTGCGCTCCCGCTTTCGAGCCCACCGTTCGTTTAGCTGCAAATTTTTTCATGGGGTTAATAAATTTTTTCGAGCCACTAGAACGAGAAACAACCAACTAACTAGCGACTTGAGAAAAAAGTGAGAAAAAGATTTACTAAATCGGAGGTGATTACGCATGAAAGTCAAAGGGGATGTCAAGAAAATCACAGTCACACAGCGGCAGCTTGCATCGGCTTTTGGCGTAACACCTGCGCGTGTCAATCATCTAATCAAGGATGAGATCGTCGTCCGAGATGAGGATAATCCGGGCGGCGCCGTTCTGCTCTATGAGAGCGTGAAGCGTTATTGGTCAGGTCAGAAAAACGAAGAAGTCAGCATTGAGGCGGAACTGGATTTAACGCGAGAGCGTGCAAAGCACGAAAAGACAAAGCGCGAGATTGCAGAGCTGCGCCTTGCGAAAATGGAGAACCGCGCCTATGATGCCAAGACCGTTGAACTCGTCCTGACGGAGATGTTATCCAACCTGCGCACGCAGCTTCTCGGGATGCCGTCAAAACTTGCGCCGCAGTTAGAGGGGAAGCCACGAGGACAGATTTACGAGCTTATGACACGCGAACTGGAAGAACGACTTTCGGAGTTATCCGAATACTCGCCGGAGCTATTCACGGAAGAGGAGATCGAGGCAGACGATGAGGACAGCGATTGATCTATGGCAGTACATATCCCGCAAGGGACTCAAGCCGCTGCCGAAAACGAGCGTCTCCGAATGGGCAGACGAATACCGCGTGATCTCGCAAGGCAACGCAGAGCCGGGGAGATGGCGGACGTCGCGTGCAGAATATCAGCGGGAAATCATGAATGCGTTTACACAGACGGGCGTTCATCGCGTCGTTGTGAAATCGGCGGCGCAGATCGGCAAATCCGATATTATGAATAATGTCATCGGTCGATTTGCGCATCTCGACCCGGCGGCAATCATGATGATTCAGCCGACCATCGAGATGGCGCAGGACTACTCCAAGACACGCATCGCGCCGATGCTGCGCGATACGAAAGTCTTGAACAATCTCTTTTTCCCCGTCAAGGGAAAGGAGGATTT